AACGACGCAATGTTGAAGCCATTTACAAAATTTGAAAAACAGGATCTGTCAAAAGCGCCGCGGATAATCAACCCGCGAAGTCCGCGATACAACCTCGTGCTGGGGAAGTATCTCAAGAGAGCGGAAAAGTCCTACTTCCATGCCATTAACGAAGCGTGGGGGGGGCATACAGCACACACAGTCATAAAAGGCCTAAATGCCAGGGATTCTGGTAGAGTCATGAGAGCGAAGTGGGATCGGTTCCGCAGACCAGTCGCAGTCGGCCTCGATGCGAAGAAGTACGACATGCATGTCGGAATTCCAGCACTGAAGTTCGAACACTCGTTCTACAACATGGTTTTTAATTCCAGAGAGTTGCGCACGCTGCTCGAGCAACAACTGCACAATGTTGGTGTAGCTTACTGCCCGGACGGCCGTGTCAGCTTTAGCATTGATGGCACGCGGTGCTCAGGTGATCTGAACACTGCACTTGGAAATTGTATACTGATGTGTGCCCTGATATCTGGCCTATGTAGTGAGTTGGCCATCGGGGCGGAATTGGCAAACAATGGGGATGACTGTGTCCTGTTTCTTGAGGAGGAACACCTTGAGCTGCTGCAAGCCAACGTGGTGCAATATTTTGAGCGCTACGGCTTCCGTATGACCGTTGAGGAGCCCGTTCGTGTGTTTGAGCGGGTGGAATTCTGCCAGTCGCATCCCGTTCTTTTGAACGGCGACTGGTGCATGGTGCGTGATGTCCGCACATGCTTGAAGAAGGACCCGATGTGTCTAATCCCGGTTCAGAATGATCGGGTGTGGCGGAAGTGGCTGGGAGCGGTTGGTGAATGTGGGTTGGCTACGGTGCCGGGCTGCCCAGTGTTGCAAAGTTTCTATGGTGCGTTTCTGCGGAGTGGCAAGACCGCGTGCGCCAAGTTTAAGCGACACATCTTCAAGAACAGCGGAGTACTCGAGCGTGGGTACGAGGGTGTCAATGATGTGAGTGACGAGGCCCGTGCCTCGTTTTATGCCGCGTTTGGCATAACACCCGACTACCAAATCGCACTTGAGCACTACTACGACCGCATGGAAATTGGGTCGTGGGATGGGGAGGTTAAGAGTGGCGTGGCCGAAAATGCCCCACCAGCCTTCCTACGGTACCTTTAATTAATTTGACAGATTAAGAAAACGACTAAACATAAGAAAACGAAAGACAGACATGCCAAAGACTCAGAAAGTGAAGCGACGCATGCGTGTCGGCATCTCACCGAGGAAAGCGAGAAAGCAGCCGGAAGTTACACGACTAGGTTCGGCGCTCCGCGCCCTCGGTGGACTAGGTGGTTCTGCCTTGGGAGGCTTGATAGGCATGCCTTCCGCTGGCAGTTCAGTTGGCACCGGTCTTGGAGCAAGTCTAAGTAGATGGCTTGGCTCGGGAGACTACGAGGTCAACAAGAACTCCATTGTCAACAAGTTGGAAATGAGTGGCTCCGTTCCGGAGATGCACAAATCTGACCAGAACGTTGTCATCCGTCACAGGGAGTTCGTCACCACCGTGAATAGTTCCGAAAACTACGACGTTCAGGCGTCGTTTGATATCAACCCGGGTAACTACCATTTGTTCCCGTGGTTGGCCGGCATCGCATCTCGGTTCCAAGAATACAAGATTAGGGGAATGGTATACCACTATGTACCAACTAGTGGCTCCGCCGTCGCTAGTACGAATGCGGCTCTGGGTGCAGTGATGCTCCAGACGTCGTACCGTGCCAGTGATGCAGCACCAGCATCGAAGATTGAGATGTTGAACGAATATAACAGTAATGAAAGTGTACCGTGCGACGCATTCTGTCATCCGATTGAGTGCGACCCGCGGGAGAACCCGTTCAACATCCAGTACGTACGCAGCAACACTCCAGCGGCTCTCGAGGACAAGCTCCTATATGATCTCGGCACCACACACCTCGCCGTCCAGGGTTGTCAAACCACGGGCAACCCCATCGGTGATTTGTGGGTGACCTATGAGATCGAACTGAAGAAGCCCATTGTGTCAAGCAACATCACACAAACCGTACGATCGTTTAGTTCGATCATCCCGATCACTTCCGTGTCAACATTGTTCCCAACGCAAGGCACCACCCTGGGGTCGCTGCCGGTCACATTGTCCGGCAATACGATCACCTTTGCCAAGGGTGTCACAGGCACTTTCATGTGCACACTGGTTCTGGCCAATACGACTTTTCCGTCGTTGAGCTGGACCGGGCCTACGCTAACGAACTGTTCTGGCACATTTGGCCCAACAGGCGTAAGTTTCTTGCGCACCGTTGGCGCCAGCACCAACCCCGCGTACATCTT